TTTGGAGGTAAACCAATTGAGATTTCACCAAATAGAATTTATAACTGTGCCTACACACCAATAGACCATTTAGATGCGTTTTCTGAAGCAATGTTTTTATTGTTAGGTGGAACGGGTGTTGGGTATTCGGTACAAAAACACCACGTTGAAAAATTACCCGAGATTAGAAAACCAAATCCAAACAGAACCAGAAGATTTTTAATTGGAGATTCAATCGAAGGATGGGCGGATGCAATTAAAGTATTATTTAAATCATACTTTGGAGAACAAGTATCAACTCCTGAATTTGATTTTTCGGATATTAGACCAAAAGGTGCTCAACTTGTAACATCAGGTGGTAAAGCACCAGGACCTCAACCATTAAAAGATTGTCTTCACAAACTACAAGGTATGTTAAGTGCAAAAGAAGATGGTGACAGATTAACCCCAATTGAAGTTCATGATATGGTTTGTCATATTGCAGACGCTGTGTTAGCTGGTGGTATCCGTAGAGCAGCACTTATCTCATTATTTAGTGCTGATGACAACGAAATGATTTCTTGTAAATCAGGTTCATGGTGGGAACAAAATCCACAAAGAGGTAGAGCGAACAACTCAGCGGCACTTGTTAGACATAAGATTACGAAAGAATTTTTCTTAGATTTATGGAAACGTGTTGAAGCTTCAGGAGCAGGTGAGCCTGGTATCTACTTTACAAACGATAAAGATTGGGGAACAAATCCATGTTGTGAAATTGCATTAAGACCAAATCAATTCTGTAATTTATGTGAGGTTAACGTATCTGACATTGAATCACAAGAAGACCTAAATGCTCGTGTTAAAGCTGCGGCGTTCATTGGAACATTACAGGCGGGTTATACAGATTTCCATTATTTAAGAGATGTTTGGAAAAGAACAACTGAAAAAGATGCGTTAATTGGTGTATCTATGACAGGTATTGGTTCAGGTGTGGTTTTAGGTTATAACATGAAAGAAGCTGCAAAGGCGGTAAAAGAAGAAAATACAAGAGTTGCGGAACTTATTGGTATCAATAAATCAGCTCGAATGACAACCGTTAAACCAGCGGGAACAACTTCATTAACGTTAGGAACATCATCAGGAATTCACGCTTGGCACAATGATTATTACATTCGTAGAATTCGTGTTGGAAAGAATGAGTCGATATATGGTTTCTTTTTAAATAACCACCCTGAATTGGTTGAAGATGAATTCTTCCGACCACACGATACTGCGGTTATTTCTGTTCCACAAAAGGCACCGGAAGGTTCAATATTAAGAACAGAAAGTCCATTCCAACTATTAGAAAGAGTTAAGAGAATTACTCAAGAATGGATTAAACCCGGTCACAGAACTGGTTCAAATATGCACAATGTGTCTGCCACAATTAGTTTGAAACCTGAAGATTGGGAATTAGCTGGTGAGTGGATGTGGGATAATAGAGATTTCTATAATGGACTATCGGTACTTCCGTATGATAATGGAAGTTACATTCAAGCACCTTTTACTGATTGTACTAAAGAAGAATATGATAATTTGTATTCAAAACTTCATTCAATTGATTTAAGTAAAGTTATTGAACATCAAGACAACACAGATTTAAGTGGTGAGTTGGCTTGTTCATCTGGCGGATGTGAAATTAAATAACGAAAAAAATAAAAATAATTATGAAGGGGATGGTCGAAAACTTTCCCCTTCTGATTTTTATATAGAGGACGGTAAATATGTTTTTACTGAGGAGTTTCACTTAAAACGAGGGTTTTGTTGTAATTCGGGATGTAGACATTGTCCTTATAAAAAGAAATTGGGTGGCTCCCTTAATGGTTCGCGGCCGACCGCTTTTTCTTATTTATTACTATTTTATCTTTGTTTATATTTATTGGTATGGCATCATACGGTATAGATTTTCCATTCAGACAAAGCCCCAAGGGAGATTTTTTTAATATGACGGAAATACCCGAAAGGGAGATTAGGGCTAATTTAATACATCTCATTCTAACTAGAAAGGGTAGTAGATATTATTTACCCGATTTTGGTACGAGATTATATGAATTTATATTTGAACCAAATGACCAAATTACGTTTAACCAAATAGAAGACGAAATAAGAACATCGGTTAGAAAGTTTATTCCAAATTTAGAAATTAAATCAATCACTGTTACTGCGGCTGACCAAGACCCAGACGAGTCTGTTAGTGTGAGTGAAGATGAGGACTCAAGATTATTTAGAGTTTCAAGTTATTCCACAAAACCTTATACCGCTAAAGTAAGAATAGATTACGATATAAATAACGAACCATTCACTTCGTCTGATTTTATAATTATTAATATATAACATGAGTAAGAAAATATCATATGCGACTAGAGACTTCGCGGGGCTAAGACAAGAGTTGGTAAATTTAACTAAACAATATTATCCGGATTTAGTTAAAAATACGAATGACGCATCAATCTATTCAGTTCTTTTAGATTTAAACGCAGCGGTTGCTGATAACTTACATTTTCATATTGATAGGGTTTGGCAAGAAACAATGTTAGATTTTGCTCAACAAAGACAATCTCTTTTTCACATTGCAAAAACATACGGTATTAGATTACCCGGAAACAGACCGTCAGTTGCATTATGTGATTTCACAATTAATGTACCCGTTAGAGGAGATAAAGAAGATGAGAGATATTTGGGAGTAATAAAATCTGGAGCACAAGTATCGGGAGGTGGACAAGCTTTTGAAACAATTGATGATATTGATTTTTCAAACCCATTTAACAAAAGAGGAGAACCAAATAGATTAAAAATTCCAAATTTTGATGGTAACAATAGGTTAATTTCATATTCAATAGTTAAAAGAGAAGCGGTTGTAAATGGTGTTGCAAGGATTTTTAGAAAAGTAATAACCGAAGTAGACCAAAAACCATTTTTAAAAATTTTTTTACCTGAACAAAATGTATTAGGAATTACTGGGGTAATACACAAAGACGGAACTAGTTTTTTAAATAACCCAAGCGAATCTGAATTTTTAAGCTCAACAACAAATAAATGGTACGAAGTAAAATCTTTAATACAAGATAAAATATTTGTACCCGACCCAACATCATCATCAGATAAGGACAATCTTAAATCAGGAACATATATTAATGTTACAAATAAATTTGTAACTGAATATACGCCCGAAAATTATTTCTCATTGACATTTGGTTCGGGTAATGTAAATCCATTAGATAATATGGATAATTACATTACTGGAAATATGAAAGTAAGCCTTGGTAGTTATCTGAACAATCTTTCATTAGGTGGATTACCAAAACCAAATACAACATTGTTTATAAAATATAGAGTGGGTGGCGGAAAAGATACCAATTTAGGTGTAGATGTTATCACTAGTGTCGATAATGTTGATTTTAATATTTTAGGACCAAATTCATCAATAAATTCCCAAGTTTCACAATCATTAATTGTGACAAATGTGACACCGGCAATTGGTGGGGCCGACCAACCTTCTATTGAAGAAATACGAAATATGGTGGCTTATAACTTTGCAGCACAAAATAGAGCGGTTACATTAAATGATTATAAATCATTAATAGAAACGATGCCGTCAACGTTTGGAGCACCGGCAAAGGTTAATGTTATGGAAGAAGATAATAAGATAAAAATAAAACTATTATCTTATGACCAAAATGGTAATTTAACCGACTCAGTGTCCACAACTTTAAAAAATAATATTTTAGATTATCTTTCAGAATATAGAATGGTAAATGATTTCCTTGAAATTCAAAGCGGTGAAGTTATTGATATGGGAATGGAAGTCGACTTGGTAATTGACAAAAACGGTAACCAAACCGAGATTGTTAAAACTTCGGTTGAGGATATTATAAGTTATTTTTCAATTGATAAGAGAAAGATGGGTGACCCATTACTTATCGGTGATTTATATAGAATCATTGGTGGGGTAACGGGAGTAGTCAACGTAATCGACATTAGAGTATTTAACAAAATAGGTGGAGAATATTCGTCCGCTGAAGTTGCTCAATCTTATTCTGATTCCGTAACAAAAGAAATCCAACAATACGATAGTACTATTTATATGAAATCAAATCAAATATTTCAAATCAGATTCCCTAATATAGATGTAAAAATTAGGGTAAAAACTTTAGGAACAACTACATTCTAATTTATTTTTTACTTATTATATAGAAAACAGATAATTTTCTATTTATATAGAGACAATAATAAAGAATGCAAAAACATAGAATTTCTACAGATATAGGTAAAGACCAAAAAGTCGTTGTTGAGATAAAACAAGATTACGACCTTTTAGAAATCCTATCATTAAAATTCACACAAACCGACTTATACACATCTATGTGTTCTGATTATGGTGTTGTTTGTGGTAGAATCTCGGTAAATAACGGATTTGGTGTTCCGAATGCTAAAGTATCTATTTTTATACCAGTATCGGAAGAAGACTTAAATGACCCAGTTATATCAACATTTTATCCATTTTCTCAGGTTGGCGATAAAGACGAGGCGGGATACAGATATAATCTACTACCAAGTAGACAACAACATGGTGGACACACTCCAACAGGAACATTTCCTGACCAAATAGATATATTAACAAGAGAAGAAGTTCTTGAGGTTTATGAGAAATATTTTAAATTTACAGTAAAAACAAACGATGCTGGAGACTTCATGATTTGGGGAGTACCAATTGGACAACAAACAATACACGTTGATGTGGATTTATCAGATATTGGATGTTTTTCATTAAGACCTGATGATTTTATTAGACAAGGTAAAGGTGTAGATAATTTTAAAAATTCATATACATACAAATCATCGAATGATATTGATACATTACCTCAGATAATTTCATTTGATAAGAACATTGAGGTTTATCCTTTTTGGGGTAATGAAGATTTATGTGAGATTGGTATAACAAGAACAGATTTTGACCTTTCAAGTAAAGGTGTAAAAGTGGAACCTAAAGCATATTTCTTAGGCTCAATATATTCTGACCAAGGTAAAAATACAGTTAATAAAGTATGTAGACCTAGAGGAGACATGGGTAGAAAATGCGACCTAACAACATACCCTGCGGTTATTGAAATTATTAGGTTTACAACAAATAAAGATGAAAATCATAGACCTATATTAGAAAATTTTGAAATTCAGGAAGATGTCGATGAATCTGGTTCGTTTGTGTTACCATTACCGATGAATATGGATTATGTGTTTACAAATGAATTTGGGGAAAATGAAATCACAAACGACCCAAATAAAGGTATCCCTACGTCATCTTGTTATAGATTTAGAATATCAGGTAAAAATGAAACATTGAGTAGGGTAAGAACCGTTGCCAGTTACTTAGTACCAAACATTAGAGAGTACACTAATGATATCGATAAATCATACGCATTCTCAACAGATTGGACTGACTATCCATCAAGTGCAATAAGTACAACATCAAGTCCTGTTATTTTTAATAATGTTTTTGGTAGTTATTATCCGGAAGATTATTTTTTTAGATTTACATACAATAAAGTATATGGTGTATCGTCATATATGGGTGGACAATATGGTGGAGGTTCATCTATTGGTAGGGATAATTTTTTAGGGATAAAAGAAATTTCACCTAAAGAAGATGAAGATTGTGAAAGTAGCGTATTAACACCACCAACAAATTTTGCATTTAGAAAATTCTCATTTGCAATTTTATTGGCAATTATAATAAATGCTTTTGAAAGAGTGATATATACTGCATTTATTGCCGCAATACAAATTATAATATATCCGTTTAATTGGTTATATAAAAATTTTAAAATTCATATTAAATTTCTTGGTCTTAGATGGGATTGGGAACCATTTGACTTTTTGGATAGGTCGGTAATCGAACCTTTACAAAGAATGGGTAGGGTTCAGCTAAGTATTGTAACATATCCGGAATGTGAATCATGTGACGAAGTTTTAGATACGTCACCAATACCCGAAATTATTAGTGACCCAGCTTTATTATATAACAGAGTTGGTGGAGGTATTGCCGTTAGAGATAAATTAACATTAACATTACAATGTAGTTATTATGTTTTAATTCCACCAACAATTGGTACTACTCAGTTTGATTATTATAATTGTAGCACAAATGTCTTAACAACGGTAACGCTTAATATTGCTGACCTCATGACATATGTTTGTGTTAGACAAGGAACGGGTGGGGTAGGAACAACGGGTGGAAATGGTATCGCAAGTAATATTGGAGTTTGTACCTCAACTAACGCTACGGTCTATCCAAATACATGTGATAATGACAGTGGAGAAAGAGAAATATATCTTGATGGTGGTTTAGCATCATATACACCAGGAGGGGCATATCCACAAAGTTTATCGACTATTCTTGATAATTTTTCATACCAATCACCACAGGTTTATTATATTAAATTAACGGGATATCTTCCATATAGTTTTGCATCATCATCAGATATTGCACTTTTATCTGGACTTTCCATTAATAATAGTAGACAATTAATCATTTCTACTTATACCTGTGGACCAAGTGGTTATACACATATAGACACCAATAGTCCAAATTTAGTAGAATATTGGTATAGTGGGGGTACAAGCCCTGTAGATTATGTTTGGTCAGGAATAACGTATGATATTTATAGTTATAATTTACCATTAACAGGGTCAACCACAGGAACGGGTTTAGACACAAGTGGGTTACCTGAAGGATGTAAAGGATATAACACAGTTTATAATGAAGATATTGTTAAACAAACATATTGTGCAACAGGTACTACCGTACCATATAGTGGATTAATTGCACATGTAGGAACAGATTGTATGTCATATGCTGGAACATTTCCAGTTGGTCAAGTTATTGTCAACGATATGTCCAATTCAAATCCATGTAATACTTGTCAATCAACTCTTAACACAAAAAGTGGTTTTTCGGAATTTAGATTTGGTATTTACACAATTATACCCGCGGCCGACTCCAAAAATTGGGGTAGTAATATAGATGCAATTAAAGAATATTGTAGAAGAAAATTAGTAGGTAAACTATTCTGTGAGGGAATAAGTAATTATTCATTTGCCGATAATTGGTTAACGGGTTCATTATATATGTTTCCATTTAAATCAAAAGTTAGATGGAATAATGAGAAGTCATTAGTTTTAAATTATAGAGGTACTAGATATTGTGAAAATCTTTTACATTTTAAAGTACAAGAAGAAACAACAAAAACCGCCGTAAAACGATTTTATTATAGGTCAACACCGTTTGACGGTAGTAATTTTTTATTAACTGAATTATCAAGTAATGAAATTACAACACTAAATCATCCAACTACTGTTGTTGATTTAGGTCCGAGAGATGAATTTATTAAAGAAATTTGTGTTGACCCATCATTAGACCCTAATTGTTCCGTTGTTAGAAGTGTTGGGTCAACGTCTTTTCAAAGCTTTAAAGAGATATTGGGTCTTTATATTAACTACAGAATGGATACAAACCTTAGTTATGGTTATAAAGATTTCTTTAAAAATCAAACAACAGGAACTATTATTACTCTACCCACAAATACTAGTAATAGTTTAATTTTAAATGGTGATATTCTTCAATTAGTTTCTATTAATAATGAATCAGGAATTCAAGAATTTAGTTTACAGGATAGACATTATGGTGCTTATTCTCCATTAATCGTTGACCCCGATAATTATCCTGACCTTTTTAAATCTGATGATTTATCGGAAAATTTTGGACCGTTACCAATTAATTTTGCATTGGGTCAAGATGGATTTAGAATTAGAGTTTGTTTAAATGAACCCGGTAGATTAACAGAATCATCTCAACCAATACCTTTTTTCTATTGGGAAAAAGGAGGAACTGGATTTGGTAATAGTGTAAATCAATTTTGGGATTTTAGTACTGTCATTAAAAATAATTTACAAGGAATGACACACAATTATAAGTTTAGTGGATTTACAGACACCACATATAATTATGTCCTTTTCCCAATGACAAAAAGTTATACGGGACGAACATTTGATGGACCCGATTTAAATGAAGGTAGTTTTGATGAGGAAGATTTTTTTGTTGATAACCATACAAGTTACAATAATGAATACGAAGGATTTACATATCTTTACGCAACATCAACAGGAGCAACGACAAACCCACCATTTTATCAACCAACATCTGGTACTCTTTGGACTAGAGTAGGAAATGCTGGTGGATGGAGTTCGACCCCATGGACGTTATCGGGGGTTACATACATTATTAAACCAACCGAAAATAACTACACTGGTAATAAACAAATATTATCTACACCATTCTTATTTTATTTTGGATTGAGACCGGGAAAAACTGCGGTTGATAAATTTATTGAAAGATTCGGACCAAAAGGTGCGTTCCCATCTGCTGAATAATGGAAAAGAAAAGAATCATATTACCACCTAAAAAATTCTTCGGTTCACCTGATGAAGATTTAAACATTCGTTTAGGATTAGACGAAAGTCAAAACCTTTTAAGGGAGGGAGACAGAACAATTATATTAGATAATAGTATCCTTTTTGCAAAAGAAAGAAACGAAAGTCCTAATTATAAAATCCATGGTAAATTAAAAATGGTTTTTAGAAATATGTATAGTGGTGAAACAAATTACGATACCCTAAGAGAAAGACTTTATTTGGTTGGTGATGGAACAGAGGCACCGCCTGGATACTCAGGTAGTTTTTTTGTTGGGTTCTTACCATATGATGAATTTGCATTTTTAAGAAAAGATGTTTATAGAGAAGTTAACTTAATCACAAGTGGAACATCAGAACTTGATTTTTATACACCTAATATACAATTAACAGGAACAAATCCACACCAATCAATATCTTCTATTGAGGCGCCATATCATAATTGGAACATTTATTTAAGTTACATTTACTCAGGAGACACACAATTTCCAATAAAATATACATTAAGTGGTAATACTGTTTATAGTTTTTTATCTGGTGACGGGATTCCTTTTAGAGTTACGGATAACGGTTCAACATACACACTTATCTGTCCTGTTGAACATGGGATAAGTGACGGTGAATATATTACAATATCCGGTGGCACATTAGATAATACGGTTCCCGTTTCAGGTAGGACGTTTTTAGTTGTTAGTGTTGGTGACTCAACATATAATTCAGAAAAATATGTTTTAGATATTAATAAATCTGAAATACCTTCAGGAACAACTTTATCTACGGTTATTTTAGGTAAAAGATGTATTAATAAAAATAGTATTACAGCAACAACATCAACGTACTATGTTCATAAACATAAAACATTAACCCAAGAAAAGGATTATATACTGGATAAAGTTGGTTTTGAATCTCCAATATGGGAAAATGAAAAAAAACTTTTATTGGAAAATAGTGCGGGTGTTAACGATTATTTAGTTGAGAGAAATAGAATGGAGTCATTAATATATGACTTTAAAAACGCATTTGCATTAAGTGGACTAACAAATAATTTAGGTTATTTACCAACTGAAGTTTATGTTACGGTTGTTTTTATAAATGGAAATGGTTATTTTGATTATCCTCCAAAAGTTGGATTTAAATTTAATTTTCACAATTCATGGATTGATGAACAATTTGATGGGTCGTCTTCAATTGAGACAACAATTCCAACAACAACATTTACAAGGACGGTAAGTGGTGGTACTTTTACTTTTACGGGAGGAACTGAATTACCTTTAGGTACAATATTAAATGGTGCTTTTATTGAATATAATAAATCAGAATTAAAAGAAAGAGTTATTAGTGAAACTTTCCATAAGTTCTCAAATCCAACAAATGTTTTTGATTACCACCAAACTGATAGTAATTATTATTCGGGAGCAACTTCCACAAATAAAACTGGATTATTTTACCAACCGCATTATAGAATAAAACTTAGACAACTTTCACCTTATGTTGAAACATCAAACACAAGTGAAGTTTATGGTTTACCGCAAAACGCAAAATATTTTGAAGATGAAAAATTGTGGAAATGGCATGATTTATACGACCATGGATTTATTGACCCAGATGGTTTTGGGACTAATTTTCCATTTATGAATAATATTCATTATGTAAAAAATGATATAAATTTTTATTTGCGTAATGAGAGAATGTACGAAAATAAAAATAATGGTATTAAAAAAATTAATAAATTTAATTGTTAATGGAAATTTTAAGAAATAAAAATAATAATCAAAGTATATTATTAACACAAACTCAGGATTTTAAAACTGATTTGGGGTGGAGCGATGATGCAGAAAAAATGGATAATGAAATACTTTATAATATTCTTAATGGGGCGCAAAACTATGAAACCGTTAGATATGTTCACGAACCATATACAAGTACAACAAGTAATATTTACCAAACAGATATATGGTTTTATTTTTATTTTTTGAATAGCGGAGGAACGTACACTCAAAATTATGAGGCAACTGGATTAACATTAATAGAAAACTATAAAATGTTAAAACAATCTACCGAAAGTTTTTTTAGATTAGAGTTTTATAAAACACCAAACGGGGATGCTCCAAACCAAACAAATAGAAGAATGGTGTTTGCAAAAAATTTATCATTACCATTAGGTGAAAAAATATTTTATACGGGAGGAACATCACCATTAAATGAATTTATACATTTTCCCGTTTTTACAGGTTCAAACTATAGAAATACAGAAAATATGTATTTTTTTTGGTTTGAAGATGATTCCCCATTTGAAGGGACAAATATTACGGGTAATACATTTTATATGACAGCAAAATTTTATAATGCGAAAGATGGTTCTGTTATTGATTTTGTAAATCAAAGTCTTCCACCGTCAACTTCAATAATTGAAGAAAATCATTTATATTATAAAGTAATAATTAACCGAACCGATTATTCATATCAAGTTTTTAATTTTTATGGCTCACAAGGTGCTATAATTGGAAAGACAGGTTCACCAATAAGATTTTACCAAAGAATAAAATAAATGAACCCAAAGGGAGATAACATATATCAAATTTTAAGAAGAAGTATTCCGAATATAAAATTATATTCGTTAACAAGTCCGTATTGGTATGATTCTTTTGGTAATTTAATCCCATGGTCAGATTCGGAAACTTTACCACCACCTGATGGTGAAGTAATCTATAATGTATCAAGTAGTGTACCTATTGGATACTATATTTGGACAGGGTCAACAATATCAACGTCATCGTATGGAGATACAGGATGTGACATAACTATAGAATTATTTAGTTGGGAATTAATAACCCAACCAGAGGCGTATGGTGACCATTATTTACCAATATTCTTAGAATCTAAAGTTGATGAAATGGGAGTTATGGTTGGATTTAGTGGTGAACTTGAACAAGTTGAACAAATCTGTAACTTCTCATATACCCAATCAGGAAATACGGTAACTGTTTATAATACAATTGATACAAGTAAAGTATCTGAAATACATGATATTGACTTTACTGTAGATTGGGGTGATAACACCACCAGTATTTTAACCACAGACATACTTTCGGCTAATAAAGTATACTCAACATCTTCAGGATATACGTTATCAATTTCAATTGACACTCCATGGACTAAATTTGCAACTAAAAAATTAATTAAAGTACCTTCAAATACTACCGTAACAAATCCACTCGGAACATTTTCAGGATTTACAATACCGTATACAACAATAACAGGTATGAGTGTTAATTATTTAAATAATTTAGAATATACTAACAACACAGGATATACAACATTCAGTTATGCTGCAATTTCAAAAAGTAGAATTGACGAGAAAAAACTATACGGTTCAAATACATATAGTGGAGTGACATCGGGAGTAACAATTGATGGTTCTTCATACAGTGGGTATACTATTGATGGATTATACTATCAAGATTTTGAAGATGGAATCACAACAATTACAGGAACAACTTCAGGTTATACTAAAGAGGAGGTGTTTAATACCATGATAACAAGAAATGAACATTTTCTTGGATTTATTGACGAACCTGTAATCTATTCTGACATTTTTGTTGATAGAGGAAAACAAGGAGTTTTAGAAAAAAGTTTACGATTATCCGAATTGGATAATACAGGTGAACTTAATATTTACGGAAATGGATATTTTAATGTCCGAAAACAATAAAAATTATATTTATTAAAAAAGAAAAAAAATATGTCCATTTCATCATACGGAATAATAAGACCAGCGGATGTGTCACCAGATGACGTTGAGATTTACTATCACTACGTTCTTAACAGGAACAGTACATCTCAAGCTACATTGAAGAGATTGTCATCTCCCGATGTACTAACACCCGTTTTTCACAATTCGGACACAACTGATGACACCTCAGCACCAAATAATGAAATTTTAGGTGGATTATATAATTTAAAATTATCTTCGACAGATTTTTCAAATTTAGGTATATATACACTTCATGTTAGACCAAAACAAATAAGAACAACAATAACAGATTGTGGTATTTTAGCGTCTTTACCATCAGTTAGAGGTTTAATTATTGACCTTAGTAATGTTCCATCAACAGATAGAAATAAATTTACTACGCAAGGATTGGTTGGGTATAGAATTGAATATATAAATTCATCCGATAATAAGAAAATTTCAAATTTTTATAGAATTGTAACATCATCTTTTTACTGTTCTCCGATTGTTTCAAATTTAACAAGCACATCACAAAAATCAATAAGATATCAATATAGTGAACAGGTAACAAATTTAATGTTCTTGACCGTTACACCATCTTCCGCCCCAACAAATAAACCAAATACAATTCCTTTTATCGGAACACCATCACAAAAGATTATTTTAACCAATACATACTTCAATCCAACAACAGTTGAGATTGAAATGGTTGAACATGATGCTTCAACACTTGCTCACGCATTGTATGGTAATCAAAGTAAGGCAGTTTCTAAGGGTGTTTACACTATATACGATAATAATAATAACATCTATAGACAATATAATCTTTATGAAGTTAAGGACGAATTTAACGAAACGTTATATGAAGTTCGTGAAGAGAGAACAAATATTGATGAGACCTTAAACTTTGACACTATCACACAATAATGGCAGTTAGAAAGAAAGTACCTAGTCAAGCGGCTAGCGGAGCGGAAACCTTTAATGATTTTTTAGTCGGTAGGCAAATTACCGATGGAACATCTGCATTAACAAATACTGTCTTTGAGCTCGATAAAGTAATTCCAGAAAAAGATGCTAAAACTTTCAAAAC